GGTATTTTTGATTTAAAAGAAAATACATTTTATAATTTAACTATTAAAAATGGTGCAAATATAGTTTACAAAGATATTATCTTTTGTACAAACCAACCAAACGATACATATACAGTAAACAAAAATCAATACGTGGCAAACGTAACAAACAACGAATTTATAATTTATGAGTAATATATCAATAGTAAATTTAAGTGCTTATACAAGCCCTGTAATTCAGGAAAATAAAAAGAATAGTTATATTGAATATGGAAGTGATAATAATTACTTTCAATATTTAATTGATAGATATTTATATTCTGCTACCAATGGTGCAATTATTACAGGTATTGCAAATATGATTTATGGTAAAGGTTTAGATGCTTTAGATTCTAACAAAAAGCCAAATGAATATGCACAAATGAAATCTATAATTAAAGATTCAGATTTGCGTAAAATAGCTTTAGAACGTAAGTTATTAGGAATGGCTGCTATGCAGGTAGTAAAGGAAAAGAATTTAGTTAAACAAGTTCTACATTTTCCTATGCAAACTTTACGTGCTGAAAAATGTAATGATAAAGGGCAAATTGAAGCGTGGTATTATCATCACGATTGGACTAAAAAGAAGCCAAGTGAAGATGTTAAACGTATTCCTGCTTTTGGTTTTGGTAACGGGAATGAAGTAGAAATATATGTAATACAACCTTATGTAAGTGGTTTTGATTATTATTCACCAATAGATTATTCAGGTTCTTTACCTTATGCTTTATTAGAAGAAAATATTGCTGATTATCAAATAAACGATGTACAAAATGGTTTTAGTGGTACAAAAGTAATTAACTTCAATAATGGTATTCCTTCAGAAGAAATGCGTGATAAAATGAAGCGTGATGTAATGGGTAAATTAACAGGTGCAAGAGGCGAAAAAGTTATTATTGCTTTTAACGCTAATGCAGAAAGTAAAACTACAGTTGAAGATTTACCATTAAACGATGCACCTGCACATTACGAATATTTATCTAAAGAATGTTTTGATAAATTAATTGTAGGTCATAGAGTTACTTCTCCAATGCTTTTAGGAATTAGAACAGGTGATGGTGGACTTGGTAACAATGCAGATGAAATTAAAACTGCTACTTTATTATTTGATAATATAGTTATTAAACCATACCAATTAGAAATAATTGATGCTTTAGATGAAATATTAGCTGTTAATAGCATATCATTAAAATTATATTTTAAAACAATACAACCTTTAGAATTTGTTGATGTTGAAGGTTTAGATGCACAAACAAAAGAAGAAGAAACAGGTGTTAAAATGTCAAAGCATTTAGATGATATTGATTTAGATTCCTTTGGTGAAGATATAGATTTAAACGAATGGGAATTAATTGATTCACGCCAAGTTGATTATAATGAAGAAGAAATATTAGATAAAGAACTTGAAGCATTAAACAACCCTAAACAATCTACATTAAGTAAAATTTGGAACTTTGTAAGTACAGGCATTGCTAATCCTAATGCAAGAAGTGAGCAAGATGGCGAATTATTTAAATCACGTTACAGATATAGTGGTACAATATCAAATAATAGTAGACCATTTTGTAAAAAAATGTTAAATGCAGATAAATTATATCGCAAAGAAGATATACAAAGAATGAGTTTAAGTTCTGTTAATGCAGGTTGGGGTCCTGAAGGTGCTGATAATTACGATGTATTTTTATATAAAGGTGGAGGTGCTTGTCATCATTTTTGGACTCGTGAAACATACAGAAAACGTGCTGATGTAAACAATCCTAATGCGGAAGAAATTAGCCCTGCAAAAGCAAGAAAAGAAGGTGAAATATTACCAACTAACAATCCATTAGTATATCAAAAACCAATTAATATGCCTAATCAAGGATTTTTACCTAAATAATTAATAACAAATGGCAAAAGCATTATTTATAACAACAAACGATTTAGTTAAATATACTATTTTAAATGGTAATGTAGACCCTGATACATATACACAATATATTTTTCAAGCACAACAGGTTCACATACAAAATTATTTAGGCACTAAATTATATAATAAAATTAACGATGGAATTGTAGCGGGTAATTTAGCATCACCTTATACAACGCTTTTAAGCGATTATATTAAAATGATGGTAGTGCATTGGACTATGGTAGAGTTTTTACCTTATGCATCTATTAAAATAAGCGAGAAAGGTGTATTTAAACATAATTCTGAAAATAGTACAGTAGTAGATAAAACAGAAATAGATTATTTGATTGAAAAATCACGCGATACAGCACAAAGCTATACAAATAGATTTATTGACTATATGACTTTTAACCAGTCTTTATTTCCTGAATATAATCTAAATTCAAATGCAGATGTATATCCTGATAAAGATGCAAATTTTACGGGTTGGATATTATAAGAAAAAATTAATAATTAACATAAATAAAAAAGCGTATGCAAACAGAAATTTGGAAGCCAATAAGTGGATACAATGGCTATTATGAAGTAAGTGATTTAGGTAGAGTAAGAAGTGTAACAAGAAAAATAGAAAGGACAAACCCTTTTATTCCTACACAAAAAACTTTATATACCTACAAAGGAAAGTTAATTCCTTTTTGGATAACTCCTAAAGGATATTGTAGATGTACATTAAATATTGATGGAATTAAAAAGAATCATTTAGTACATCAATTAGTGGCAAAATCTTTTATAGATAATGCAGAAAATAAAAAACAAGTTAATCATATTAATTGTATAAAAACAGATAATAGACTTGAAAATTTAGAGTGGGTTACAAATTATGAAAATCATTTGCACGCTGTAGAAAATGGTTTATTACATTATCAAAAAAAAGATGGCTACAAAAGAAACGTATAAACCAAAAGAAACTAATGTAAAGAAATTAGAAATCTTTTTAAATAAATTAAAGAATGGCAAATAATATATATTGGGGCGAAGGAGTAGATAATAACATTGGTTGGGGTCAAGGTTCAACTAATAATTCTATTGATTGGGGTTCAAGTTATTCTGTATCTTATTCAGGTGAAACATTATTAGAAATAGTTGCACAAGTACCTTTAACAGTAGATTCAACGGCTTATAAAGCAGATTCAACATTAATTAAAGCAGACCAAACATTGATTTAAGATGCCTAAAAAGAATATTGAAATAGGTAGAACGCCAAACGATGGAACAGGTGATAATTTAAAAATAGTTATTGCTAAAGTAAATGAAAATATTGATGATATTTATGCTGAAAAGCAAGATACATTAGTTAGTGGTTCAAGTATAAAAACAATAAATGGAAACTCTTTATTAGGTAGTGGTGATTTAGAAATAAGTAGTGGTGGTGGTGGAAGTAATAGTGGTGTTCACGCTTTAATTACTTTAGGTAGTGGAAGTCAAACTTCATCAATAATGCAAGGTGCAACAAGTGGAACAGGAAGTAATTTTTTGTCGAATAGATTATTAGCATATCCATTTATTCCAAGCAAAAGTTTTACAAGTTCAAATTTACAAATTAATGTAACTGTATTAGGTTTAGGTGCTTCTTGCAGAATAGGTGTTTACACTGATTTAAATGGTGTACCTGATACGAGTATTTTTATAAGTTCTAATTTAGATTGTTCAACAAATGGATTAAAAACTGCAAATGCTTCAATTTCATTTGTAGCAGGTACAACATATTGGTTAGCTTTTCACGGTGGAACTGCAGCTTCTGTTAATCAATTATTAGTTGCACAAATGATTCCGTTAAGATATTCAACCATAAATACAAGTGCAAACTATTTATTTAAAAATATATCTTATGCAAGTGGAACGCCTACATCGTTTGGTGGTTCATTAACATATATAGCAGGAAACGTACCTTTAATATTAATTACAAAAGAATAATATTATGGCAAAAATAAGAAATGAAATTTATGATGAAAACGGACTTATTGAAGTTCAATATATAGAAGTAGAAGAAACTGTTACAGAAGATTTAATTACACAAAAAGAAAAAGAATTATTAGAAATTTACGAACAAATACAAAATTTAAAAAATGGCAAAACAAACAATTAACGTAGGTACAACAGCCAACGATGGAACGGGAGATACTTTAAGAGCATCTTTTGTAAAAGTTAATGAAAACTTTACAGAAGTTTATAATAATAGTCCTGCATTATATTTAAATAAAACAAGAGGTGTAGAAAACAATACATCTACTTATGTATTATCTTCTTCTGTATTGATTGATACAACAAATGAATCTTTTTTAAGATTATCTGCAGAAGTAATAAAATTTGCAAAAGCGGCAAATCCTGTGGCTTCATCCGCAAACTTTAGAATTTATTTAAATACTACGAATAGTATAACAGGTGCTAAATTATTAGGAACAATAGGTGATGCTTTAGCTATAACGCCTGCTTCACAAGCCGTAAATAATTGGGCGGGTACATCAGGAATTATACAAAGAGAATATTTTTTAGGAAATAATTATGCTTTTAATATTGGAAGTGGTGTTGATGCTTCTACATTTATGTTAAAAACGTATCAAACAGCTACAAACGCAGTTTATCCTGAAACAATATTACCTGCAACAGGACAATATGTTACATATCCTCAATGGACAACTTTACCTTCTCAAATGTATTTAATTGTATCAACAAATACAGCAGGAACGGATTTATTTGCTGTATGTCGTGCTATAAAAGTAGAAAAATATTAAAAAATAAAAATTATGAATATAGAAAAAATACAAAACGGATATTTATTTCAAGGTGAAGAATATATTTTTACAGCACCTGCTGAAATATTAAATGAATCACAAGCGGATGTTTTTACAAATAAAGGAATTATTTTATTTGATACAAGCATTACTGTAAATGGTAAATCATTTGAAACTATTGAATCACTTATTGAAGCTATCAAATAATGAGCAGGCAACAATTTGATTCTATATTAAACAAGTTAATTAGCAGAAAATTATCAGTTTTTGTTATTGCTTGTTTTGGTTTGTTTAATCATAGTTTAACTTCATCCGATTGGGTTGTTATTGCAACTGCTTATATCGGTATTGAAGGTATAACTAATATAGTTGAAAGATTAAGAAAATGAAACAATATATTTTAGATTTGAGGCAATCATTAATAACAGGGAGTTATTTCATTTTTACATTTGCTAATGTTGATGTAGTTATGAAAGTAGTAGCATTTATAATAGCAACAGGTTACACAGCTAGAAGATGGTATTTAATGGAAAAAAACAAAAATAATGAAGATAGAAGTTAAAAGGTTACATAGAACAGAAAATTCTACTATTGGTGAATTATTAATTGATGGTGTTTGGGAATGCTATACATTAGAAGATGTTGAACGTGATGTAAAAATTAAAAACGAAACTGCAATTCCAAGAGGTACTTATAAAGTTATAATTAACCAGTCTAATAGATTTAAAAGATTATTACCTTTATTATTAAATGTACCTAATTTTGAAGGTGTACGCATACACTCAGGTAACACTAATCATAATACAGAAGGTTGTATTTTAGTTGGTAGAACACGTTCAAAAGATTTTATAGGTCAATCACGTAAAGCGTTTGATTCTTTATTTGCTAAAATGCAAAAAGCAAAAGAAATAACTTTAATTATATCTTAATGAAATATATATTATATATCATATGTAGTGCATTTTTATTTTCTTGTGCATCACGTAAAGTAGATGTTAAAAAAGTAGAAATTAAAAAAGATAGTTTAGTAGAAACAAAAATAGATTTAACTGAAAATAAAGTTAAAGATTCTATTGCAGAAACTAATATAAACAAAATTGTTTACTTTGATGAAATTATAATTAAACCTATTGATAGTTTAAAAGAATTTATTGTAGAAGGTAAAACATATAAAAATGCTATTTTAAGCTACAAAAAAACTAAAACTAATACTTTATATAACAATAAGATAAAAGTATCAGAAAACACTTTAAAACGCATTAAAACTGATAGTAAGATAAAAACATCAACTAAAGAAAACATTAAAGAAAAGCAAATAGATAAAAAAGCTAATTATTTTATTTATTTGTGGTTTATTTTAGGAATAATAATTTTATATTTAATATGGCGAAGCAAACGATTGTTCTTGTAAAAGAAGATAAACATATTTCAAGACCCAACATACATAGCAAAAGTAAAAGTTCTAAATTAAAATCTTCAAAGAACTATAAAAAAATCTATAAAGGTCAGGGAAGATAAGTTTCTTTAAATATAAAGCAATTTGTTTTTATTAAACTATTTCTATAATTATTTAAATGTTCAATATTTTCAAATTCTTTTATAAATTCTCTTAATCTATCTTTTTCATTTTTTATTTTAAATTTAACTTTCATATATATCGTTTTTGATTCCACGAAGGTATATAAAAAAAAGATACATTAATTTTAAAAGTTTTTAACAAGATTGTTTATATCTTAAATTTACATTTGAAATATGAAAAAATGTGTAAAATGTAATATAGAAAAAAATTTAGAAGATTTTTCAAAAGCCAAAGAAAATAAAGATGGTTTAAGAGGAACTTGTAAAGTTTGTATAACATTATATCAAATAGAATATCATAAAAAATATAGTGTAAATAATATTGAAAGAAAAAGAAAAAACAATAGAATTTATAATAAAAAAAGAAGATTAACAGATAATTTATTTAAATTAAAATCTAACATTAGAACTTTAATTGGTAATTCTATAAAAAATAATAATTATAGTAAAAAAACAAAATCTTTTAAAATATTAGGTTGTTCTTATGAATATTTTAAAGAATATTTAGAAAATAAATTTACGGAAGGTATGACTTGGGAAAATCAAGGTAAGTGGCATTTAGACCATATTTACCCTGTATCACTTGCTAAAGATGAAGATGAATTAATAAAACTAAATCATTACACAAATTTTCAACCATTATGGGCAAAAGATAACATAAGAAAAGGAAATAAAATATAAATGGCTACAAAAATAAAAAAAAGCGTTTTAATAAAAAAACTTGACACAATTTTTAGTCAATATATACGTAGAAGATATGCTATTAATAATATATCTGAATGTTTTACTTGTGGAGTTAAAAATGATTATAAAAAACAACAAGCAGGTCATTTCGCATCAAGAAGGCATTATTCAACAAGATGGAATGAATATAATGTACAAGTACAATGTTATTCCTGTAATATTTGTAATCAAGGTATGCAATTTGAATTTGGTAAAAAACTTTGTTTAAAATATGGTGATAACTTTGCTGAAGATTTAATGTTAAAATCAAAAGAAATAGTTAAATTTACAGAATCAGATTTGATTGAGTTAATAGATTATTATACCGAAAAAATAAACACTTTGTAAAGTTTCTTGTTTTTCTTTGTTTCTAAAGACCCTGTATTAATAGTGCAGGGTTTTTTATTTGTTAAAATTATCATAAAAAAATGTTAAAATTTTAAATGATAGTTTTTTATATCAAAAACATTTATACATTTGTACTCAACAAACAATAACAATTTAAAAAACAAAAATTATGAACACACAAGAAATTAAAAGAGGAGACAAAATTACATTTAAAGTAACTGATTGGAGAATGACTCCTGCAATTTCAAAAATTGTTACAAGAAAAGTTCAAGATGTAGTTGTTCATCACACAGGTAAAATTAGTGGTTATAATGTTAGAACTACAGGAAGTGGTAATTATTATGAGCAAGTTAAACCTGAAGATATTATAGAAGTAAAATAAAAAAACAAAGTGGAGCAGCATACTATAAACTGCATTAACAATTAAAACAAACATTATGAAACAAACATTAAAAAATTTCGGATTAGCTCTTTTATTATGGGCAGGTTTATTTACAATGCAATTATTAATTAGTAACTTTATTTAAGATGAAAGATTTATTAGATTACAACAGATTTAGAATGGAAGCATTACAGGCACAAATTTGCAAATTAGAACATCATATTTCAGTATTAGAAACTTATGTTTTTGAACTTGCTGATTTAGAATGTCCTGAAGAATACAAAAGAGTAGTTAAACAAGAAATTTATAATTCAAAAAATAATTAATATGGAAAGCGAATGTTGTGGTTCATACGAATGGATTGAAGGTACAGGAATATGTGGTCAGTGTAAAGAACACGCTGAATTTATAGAAATAGAAGATTAACTTTAAAAAAAAATAAAATGGAATTAACATTAAACCAAAAATTATCTTTAATTCAAAAAGAATTTAAAGCAAGTAAATCAAAGTTTAACAGCTTTGGAAAATACAATTTTAGAAGTGCAGAAGATATATTAGAAGCACTTAAACCATTTAACGAAAAGTACAAAGTGAATTTTACAATTACAGAACAAATAGAAGAATCACAATTTTTACAATTCCCAATGTTACGTTCTACAGCTTCTATTAATGATGATTTAGATTCTATTTCTGCAACAGCTATAGTAGGTATTGATTTAGAACAAAAAGGAATGCAAATGCCACAAAAGTTTGGTTCTGCATCAAGTTACGCAAAAAAATACGCATTAGGTAATTTACTTTTAATTGATGATACACAAGATTCAGATGCAATTAATAAGCACGACAAAGAACCTGCTACAGATGATTTAAAATGGTTAAATAAAAATACGCCTGAATTTAATAAAGCTATTGAATATTTAAAAAATGGTGGTAATATTGCAACAATAGAATCAAAATATAAAATGACTAAAGTAGTCAAAGATGAATTATTAAAAGTAAAATAGGGAAGCTGAAAACTATATAGAGTAGGCAAATTTTAAAAACAAATAATATGAGTGCATTAATTAATGTAAGTTTAAGAGTTGACAAATTACCAAAAGAAAAATTTGTACAAGGTAAAGATGGTGCTGTTTATTACAACTTTACAGTTGCAGTAAATGATGAATCTAACCAATGGGGGCAAAATGTTTCTTTAACAGATTCACAAACTAAAGAAGAACGTGAAGCTAAAAAACCTAAATCATACTTGGGTAATGGTAACGTAATTTGGACTAATGGAACTATCCAATTAGCAGAGAAAAAAGAAGGCGTTGCTACTAAAGAAGTAGTAGGTGATGATTTGCCTTTCTAAATTTAATTGGGTAGTGTAAAAGCTACCCTTTTTTTAAAAACAAGAAAATAATAATATGGATAAAGAAGCACAAAGATTATTAATGCAAATGTTCGAGGAAGATTGCTTAATCAATCCATTAGAAAAAATAGAATATCCTAAACCTGCAATATCATTTGGCACAAAAAGTTATGATACAAAAGATGGTTCAAAAGAATACCCAGTGCCTTTAGGAACTTATGGAAATTTTAGCTTTGTACAAGCACCGCCAAAATCAAAGAAAACATTTTTTGTTAGTTTATTATCTGCTATTTATCTAGCAGAACATTTAGAATCATTTTGTGGTGAATTAAAAGCAAATAGGGAAAACAAGCATATAATACATTTTGATACAGAACAGGGTAATTTTCACGCACAAATGGTATTTAAACGCCCTTTAGATATGACAGCTTTAAAAACTGATAAATACCATACATTAGCATTAAGGCAATTATCATTTAAAGAGAGAGTAGATTTTATAGAATATTACCTTTATGACAAATTGGAAGGTAAAGAAATAGGTTTAGTTATTATTGATGGTATTGCAGATTTATGTTCTGATGTAAATAATATTGAAGAATCAAATGCAGTAGTACAAAAATTAATGAAGTGGAGTAAAGAATTAAATTGCCATATAGTAACAGTTATTCATAGTAACTTTGGTTCAGATAAACCTACTGGTCATTTAGGTAGTTTTTTAGAAAAGAAAGCAGAAACACAAATACAATTAGAATTAAATACAGTAAACAAGGGTTTAGTAACAGTATCTTGCAAACGAAGTAGAAACGCACCATTTGAAAACTTTTCATTTAAAGTTAATAGTTTTGGTTTACCACAAGTTGAAGGTGCTTTTTACGACCCACTAAAAGATATATTTTAATATGGAAAAATACAAAGTTTTAAATCTATATGCCTGTTTAGGTGGTAATAGGTACAAATGGACAGATTGCGAAGTAACAGCAGTTGAATTAGATGAAGAAGCTGCAAGGCTTTACCAAGAGCGTTTCCCAAATGATACTGTAATAGTAGCAGATGCACACCAATATTTATTAGACCATTATAAAGAATTTGATTTTATATGGAGTTCGCCACCTTGCCCAAGTCATTCAAGAGCAAGATATTGGAATAGTTCAAATTATGATACAACAACAGAAGCAATTTATCCAGATATGAAATTATATGAAGAAATTTTGTTTTTACAACATTATTATAAAACAGGTAAGTTTGTAGTTGAAAATGTTATTCCCTATTATGAACCATTAATTAAAGCAGAAAAGAGAGGGCGTCATTTATATTGGACAAATTTTAAATTACCTAATGATTTAAATGATAGAAGATTTGCTATATCTTCTGCTAAACAAGAATTAAAAGGTTTGTGTGAATTTCATAATTATGATTTTAATAAATATAAAGGCAAACAATCAGTTTTAAAAATGGCAAGAAATTTAGTAGATTATGAAGCAGGTTTAACTATTTTTAATATTGCAAGAAATATATTTGAAAAACCAAAAACAAACCAATTAGAATTATTATGACAACAACAATCAAAACCCACTTGGATGAATTACATACTTCTGCTACAAGAATGTTAGTATTAAATTCAGATAATAAAATGTTAATAAGTTATTTTAAAGACTTAACAGAAAAGTTAATATATTTACAGCAGTTAGTTGAAATGGATTCAAAGTATAATTGGTTAGAAATAGAAAATATAATGAACCTGTTAAAAAATCAAGATTCAGAACTAACTAACATTAATGTAAATTTTAAAATTAAAGAAGTAACAACAGAAAAAAAAGAAGCATTTTTAACAATTAAAAGTTTATAGTATGGAATTATTTACAGTAGCATTAGTAATTATTTTAGCATTAGTATTTTTAGCAACAAGTTTTTTTGAATGCGATGTTATTATAACGCCAATTAAAGGAGTAATGTTTGGTGCTTTATATAACGATGATGTATATGATATTGAAACAGACCATACAATTCAAATAGTAATATTATTTATATCATTCAACTTTTTATGGACAACTTCAAATGGCTTGAACAAGTAGCAAAGCACCACAAAGAATGGGTTAAAACTATTCAAAAACTTGGTGAATATGACTATGCAGAAGATATAGTACAAGAATCTTATATTGCTTTAATGAAGTATGCAAATGCAGAAAAGTTAATAGATGATAAAGGAAATGTACGTAAAGGATATATGTTTTTTACATTACGTTCTTTATACTACCAATATTACAATAAAAAGAAACTTGTAAATAAAGTGCCTTTTGATGGATGTTGGGAATTATTTGATGATTCAAACATAGAAGAACAAAACGCCTACAATGATATCTGTTTAATGATTGATGAAGAAATAGATAATTGGCACTGGTACGATAAAAAGCTATTTAAATTATATCGTGATACTGATATGAGTATGCGTGATATTGCAAGTGAAACAAACATTAGTTTAATATCAATATTCCATAGCATTAAAAACTACAAAGAAATACTTAAAAACAAATTTGAAAAAGATTATCAAGATTATATAACAAACGATTACAATAACATTTATTAAAATTTAAAATTATGGCTACAAAAAAAGCAAAAGGTTTAGGTGATACTATTGAACAAATCACAGAAGCAACAGGAATTAAAAAAGCAGTAGAAATGTTTAGCAAAGCAACAGGTTTAGATTGTGGATGCGATGAACGTAAAGAAAAATTAAATCAATTATTTTCTTATAACAGAAACATTAATTGTTTAACCGAAAAAGATTATAATTCTTTAACTGAATTAATAGACCCTAAAAAAAATACATTAACAATAGAAGAACAGAATACAATAGCTGAAATTTATTACAATGTATTTAATTACAGGTTACAGTTAAGTTCTTGCGGTTCTTGTTGGGCAGGTAAAATTCAAGAATTAAGAAAAGTTTACAACGAATATAAAATTAATGATTAATTGGAAAGAATCTGATTTATTTAACTGGTTAAAGGAAAATGTTTACCCTGATTTAGTTAAAGCGAAAAACCAAATGTCAAGGTGGGATTGTTATAGTCCCGCCTCAGGACATCGCTTAGAACTTAAATGCAGAAAAACACATTATAATACTTTATTGCTAGAAAAGAAAAAGTACGATGCGATGAAAGAAGAATGTGAAAAACATTTAGATACGCCAATGTATTTTAACTCAACTCCTAAAGGTATTTATTCTTTTAATTTAAATATTATTATACCAGAATGGGAAACTAATTTTAAAAACCCTGCAACAACACAATTTTACAATACAAACAAAATAGAAAAAGAAGTAGCATATTTAGAAATAACAAAAGCGAAACAATGGAAAACAATATAATACAACAAGAATATTTAAAAAGCGTTTTATTAAGTCAATTACTTTTAGAAGCAAACGAAAGTTTATTTTTTACAACACAATACAAACAGCAAATAAAACACAAGATAAATAGCTTAAATAAAGATTTAGAAGAAGTAGTAAGAAACGAATATAAAATAATCTACAATACCGACCCTGAAACTACAACTAATATTTTAAACAGTATTGAAACAATTATTAAGAAGCTTCAAACAAGTTCAATAGATGAATTAGTATTTATAAATGCAGTAATTGATAAATATAAAGAAAACAAAGAATGGTTTAAAGAATATGGTGAAACAGAATTTTTAAAATTAAATGACTAAAAAGCAAGAAGCAAGTTATTCACCTACAGAATCAGAAATACAATCAATGTATATTTGCAATAGAAATGATTTAGCATACGTAATACAACCAATACAATATACAAAGAAATATAAAGTAGTTAAATTTCAAATATCAAACAGGTTAGAAGTACACAATTACAAAGAAAATAATATTGATGTTGAATTTACAGAACACGATGCTTTAAAAAAAACAATGGAATTATATACATTACACTCAAAAAGATTTAAATGAAAGATACAATAGTAGAATCAGTTATAGAACAATTTAAACATCGTTCTGAAACAGGAATAAAGAAATATAATACAACATTAGATAGAACAGATTTAACACGCTTAGAATGGTTACAACACGCTCAGGAAGAAGCTATGGATTTAATCTTATATTTAGAAAAATTAAAACAATATGAAAAGTAAACAATCACCCCTGCAAAGAATAAATAGAATAATGGATTTTCTTTGGAAACGTGGAAACAATAAAGAATCCGTTAATGAAGTCTATAGAAAAATTATAACTCAAAAGCTATCTAATAAAAGGTAGCTTTTTTTTTATCTTAAATTTTTGTTAAAAAATGTATTTTATATTAATAACTTGTTTATATTTGCATATATAAATTAACAATTAAAAACAAACACTATGACAAAGCAAGAAATTATTGAACGATTAGAAAACATTACTTGGTTAATGGCAGAAGTAGAAAACACTTATGTAAAACACGAATTAGAAGAAATTACAGAAGCATTAAGAACTGAATTTAATAATTCTGATACGTACGAACAAGAAGTAAAAGATGTATTAAATTATGATGAAACAATGAATAATTTAAACAACCTATTTTAATATGAATGAATTAGCATTAATCAAAGTACAATCTATAATACTTGGTTTAGATAGAGAACTAAAAGGATATGTAGATGAATTAATATCAGGCAAAACTTTATTGAATGAAGACCAATTAAGCAAGATGATTAACAGTACAACAAGAGAATTAAGTATTTATAACTATATTTTAAAATTAATAATAATAAATGGAAACAACAATTAAAACTTTCGACAACAAGATTTGGGACAAACAAGAACTATTAGATAATATGTATGAAGATGATTTTTACTATGGGTATCTCT